AAAAGCCGCCGCAGAAAAAGCCGCCATCATCGTCGAACTCAGTGACCGAGAGAAGGCAATCGTGGCAAGACTCAACGGGGAGTCCGCATGACGATTGACGAAGCACGACACATCGCAAAAACAACAAAGAGCTACACGCTGAGGAGCGACATGCTCAAATACATCAAAAGAAAGGAGCGAGAGAATGGCAGACAAGACAGAAAATCTGGTGCCGTTTACGAGCGACCAAAGCCGAGAAAAAGCCGTGGCTAATGGTCGCAAAGGTGGCATCGCTTCAGGCGAAGCAAAACGCAAGAAGCGCACCATGCGAGAAATCGCCGAAATGGTCGCCACAATGGAGTTAAAAGACCCGAAAATGCTCGCCGCACTCCACGCGGCAGGATTCCAGGATCCAATCACGAACGACGATGCAGCATTCTTCGGACTGATTCGCAAGGCACAGACGGGCGACCCATCAGCCATGAAGTTATTGGCCGAGATGCGCGGACAATACAGCACAAGAGTCGAGGTCGAGCCAGTCCAGCCGAAACCACTAATTGACCTCACGCAGGAGGGCAAGAAATGAGCAATCCGTTGATAATTCGCGACGAGAACGGCAAGCTGATACATAGCATGGTGCCAAAAGAGGACATGCGAAAAACTCTACACGAATGCTGCAAGCGAACGCTGAGGAAGCGGTTCGGGGAACAAAAGGCCGACGATATAGCAGAGGACATGGCAGAGATTCTATTCGAGATGTGCTGCCACCTGGACGAATTCTACTGGACGCTATACAAGGAGCAGGAGGGCAAGAAATGATTCGCGTCCTCGAACTGTTCGCAGGCATCGGAGCCTGCTCCAAAGCACTCACGAATCTCGGCATCGAGCATGAAATCGTCGATGCGGTCGAAATCGACAAGTATGCCATCAAGAGCTTCAACGCCATCCACGGCACCAATTTCGAGCCACAGGACATCACAAAATGGAACAAAGACATCAAAGCAGACCTCATCATGCACGGCTCGCCCTGCCAAGATTTCAGCGTGGCAGGCAAGAACGCCGGAGGCGATGAGGGGAGCGGAACACGATCGAGCCTGCTCTATGAAACGCTCCGCATCGTCGAAAAAGTCCAGCCCGACATCGTGATCTGGGAAAATGTGAAGAACCTACTCAGCAAACGCCACAAACACAACCATGAGGCTTACATCCAGCGCATGAGCGACATGGGCTACGATTCCGTCACGCAAATCCTCAACGCCAAAGACTATGGCATCCCACAGAACAGAGAGAGAGTGTTCACACTCAGCATTAAAAGAGGGAGCCAGCTCGTGAAATCATACACGCGCCCCGAACCACGACCACTCGAACTCAAGCTCAAAGACATCCTCGAAGATGAGGTCGAGGAACGCTACTACTTGACCGACGAGCAAGTCGCAAGCTTCGTGGCATCCACCGAACGCGCCAAAGCTAAAGGCAACGGCTTCAAGTTCGAGCCAATCGAGAGAGAGAGAGAGAGTTATGCATGCGGTTCTGAGCAGGGCAGGGAGTCGGCAGACCGACAACTTCATCAAGGAATCGTCGGCAGAGTCGAGGCAATCAACGGCCACGACATCCTCAAGCGCGTCTATGGCACAGATGGATGCTCGCCAACACTCAGCACAATGCAAGGCGGAAACACCGAGCCAAAAATCGTCGCATCACGCGGCAGAGGGGAGCATAACATGCAACATTTAGAACCACGCAAAGACGACCTCACGAACACCATCACGAGCGTCCAAAAGGACAACTATGTCGCAGAACCTAAGACCACGCACCGCACCGCCTATGAGCGCAACTTCGGAAGCAAAGGCAAGCTACAGGACACAAATGACGCAGTTAAGACACTTCAAACCGGAATGGGCGAAGGTGGGGGAAATGCTCCAATCATCCCAATCCACACAGCCAACAAGAAAGGCTACGACATGGCAACTGACGGCGACGGAATCGACCTATCCTACCCACAATCGGCCACGCGGCGTGGCCGAGTAGGACACGGAGTCGCAAAGACCATTCCAACTAGCGACAGCCAGGGAACACTAGACGGCTTCCGCATCCGCAAACTCACACCGCGCGAATGCTGGCGACTTATGGGGTTCGACGACGATGACTTTGACAAGGCTCAAGCGGCTGGAATCAGCAACACGCAACTCTACAAGCAGGCAGGCAACTCAATCGTCGTGAACTGCCTCGAAGCAATCTTCAACGGCATAGAATGGAGCGACAAATGAACGAAAAACCAGTCAAGGACAGCATCATCAACATCAGCCAACTACGACACGCGCAAGTGTGCATCGACGAAGCAATCAACGCGCTCGAAGCGCAACACAACTCCGGAATCGACGCAGGCGCAACAAATAAGCTCCGCCATGTCTATGATTGGCTCGAATGCACCATCGGGGTTCTGGAGGCCTTATAGATGGCTGACAACTACGCCACCACAGGCCTCAAGAAGCTCAAGCCCCTGTTCATAGACAGCAGACGCTATCTCGTGGCACAAGGCGGAATGCGCGCGGCGAAAACTTACTCCCTGCTGATGCTCATCATCTCGTGGTGCCAAACCAATGCAGACAAAATCGCAACCATCGCCTCTATGAGCTACCCACACCTCAGCCGAGGCGCAATCCGCGACTTCCAAGCAATCATGAAAGCGGCAGACATCTGGGAGCCGGAACGCTGGAACCAATCGAGCAAAATCTACACATTCGGCAACGGCACGATCATGGAGTTCATCAGCGTGGACAATATGAGCGCACATGGCCCAGCGCGTGACCTGCTGTTCGTGAATGAGGCCAACGACATGGACTTCCAGACCTTCCAGAATCTTGCATTCCGCACCACAGGCAAGGTCATCATCGACTACAACCCGACGCACGAGTTCTGGGCGCATCAGCTCATCAAGGACGAAAAAGACAACGCGGATTTCATCATCCTCACATACAAGGACAACGAAGCACTCGCGCCAAGCATCCGCGAAGCAATCGAGAGCCGCCGACCAAAGCAAGGCGAAAAACCATCGAACTGGTGGACAGTCTATGGCCTCGGACAAATCGGCTCACTAGAGGGCAACATCTACTCAGGATGGCGCAAGGCAACCGAGGACGATTACAAACACGCGAAGCTCATCCGCTATGGCCTCGACTTCGGCTTCAGCAACGACGAAACCGCACTCGTTGGCATCTGGCGCAAAGAATCAGGCGAAATCATCGCACAGGAGCTTATTTACAAGACGAACATCCTCGGCTCACAATATGGCGACGAACTAAGACGCGCAGGCGTTGACCCAACCGTCCTGATCGTGGCAGATTCAGCTCGGCCGGAAATCATCGCGGAAATCAAAGCGCAGGGATTCCGCATCGTGGGCGCAGACAAGAATGCAGGCTCAGTCCTCCGTGGCATCGACCGAGTCAAACAGCACCAAGTCGCATATGACGGCAAAGACCTCGAACGCGAATATCTGAGCTATGCATGGCGCACCAAACGCTCAGGCGAGGTGCTAGACGAGCCACAGGACGGCAATGACCACTGTCTAGCATAGGACACAAAGGTTCAAACCATCTGGGGCGAACGCGAAATTGGTTCACTCGTTGGCAAGAGCGGCTGGCTCTACTCGGAAAACGGCAAGATTCGCAGGTTCAGGAATGTTCGACAGACAGGAATCGAGGAAACCTATCGCATCAAATTCGCAAACGGCGCAGAGATTCAATGCTCGTCAGAGCATCCATTTTACACGCTCAATCGCGGCATCGTTCCGGCTAGTTTACTCAATGAACATGATGTGATACAATGCGTTATGTATGGAAGTCAAAATCATCAGCGCAACAAAGCAGGAGTTCAACGGAAAGAACTACTGGAAAGGCAAGAAAGAGCGATACTATCGCAACGCTCAGACGAAGCCCCATGTCTTACACAGAGCAGTATGGGAATATCACAACGGCACGATTCCGGCCGGGATGGTCATCGACCATATCGACAGGAATCCAGACAACAATCAAATCGAGAATCTGAGGCTCGTCACGGCATCCGAGAACAACAAGAATGTTTCAGCGGAAACAACACGCAAACGGCGCGAGCAGATGGCCAGAGCATCGGAAAAGGCGAGAGAATGGCACAAGTCCGAGGCGGCGAAAGCCGTTCACTCCGAGATTGGCAAGAAATCGTGGCAAAAGAGAGAGATGCACGAAAAAATATGCGCCCACTGTGGGAGCGTTTACTATACACGCGATGCTGGGACAAAATCTCGGTTCTGCTCTGGCAACTGCAAAATGCGCGCAAGGCGTCGCAGACTGATGGGGCTTCCAGAGAATACACCAAAATGCTCAAAAAAGAGCGAGCTGGCAAAGCTCCAGTCTACTGCCTAGATGTTTATGACACATCAAACTTCGCAGTCGATGGAGGCATCATAGTTTCAAACTGCATGGACGCGCTCCGCTATGCAATCGACGATCTGCAACGACCAAGATTCGACTTTTAAGCGCGAGTGCGATAAAATCAAAGCATAACAAAGGAGTTCAAATGGCAGAATTGCAAGGGAAAGACGGCGCACAATATGTTCGCCAACAAAAAGGTCACAGCATCATCATCGGCTGGTTCATCATCGGGCCGCTGACAGCATTCATCCTTCCAATCTACTGGACAATCAGCAAGAACCACTACTGGCACTTGTAAAACATCGCCAGAGCGCACAGGAAGCCCACAGGGGCTTCTTTTTTATGAATCGCACCGACAGACCACTAGACTCCAAAGCAATTAAACAAGGAGCACTAATGGCTTATAAACTCACAAAAATCGAGCCGGTCGCATTCGGCGAAAAAGAAATCGAGCCAGAACTCGATGCCGAAAAGAAACTCCGCCTCGGTCGCATCCAATACACAGGCGGAGCGGATGCGGAAAAGAAAGCAGACGAGATCATCGCATCATGCTTCCCAAATGATGAAGCATTCGTGCTGGAATATCTCGCAAAATGCCCAACGCCAGCCAAGAGCCGTCTAGTCGCCTACCTCATCGGCGGCGAAGAAACCGTGAAAGCGGTCGAACGAGCCTATGAGCAACAACTCGCCGAGAAACTGACAAAGGGAGGACTCGAAAATGACTAAAGAAATCATGATCGTCTATCAGGACTGCCCAACCTGCGGAGCGCGCAAAGAATGGGGCGAAAAAACCATCAAAGCAGCCCTCAATGCAAAGGCATTCGTCCGCAAAGTCAGCTTCGTGACTCGTGAGGGCGAGCAACTCATCGCCAAGGCCGTCGAAAACGGCATCACAAGGCTCCCATTCGTCACAGACGGGAAAACCTTCGCCTATGATGTCAAAAGCGTCTTAGAAGCGGAATCAGACGGCAAAAACGAGAAAAAAGAAACCAAAACCACACGCAAAATCAAGAAAGTAAAGGCAGAACTCCAAAATGAATCCGATTAAACGCTTCCTCGACTACAATCGAGCCAGAAAAGCAGGCAGAGTGGCGCAAGAGCTTCGCAATCAGCTCTACCTATCGCCAATCTGCTCAGACTATGAGAATGTCTTCGCGCAAGTTCGCCCAATGATCGACGAAATGAAAACCGTCCGACCATATGGCGTGGGGCGCAACGGCGCAAAACTCGACCGCAGTCGCACACCAGAGCTGAATCTGCTCGACGACCCAAATGACGACATGGGATGGGTCGACTTCGCCGATGCGATGTTCGCAACATGGCTCACAAAAGACCAGCTCTACATCCACACGCACTTCAAAGGCAACAGCCTCATCGGCTACACCATCCTGCCAAGCAATTCCAAAGTCTGCACAGGCACAGGCATCGACTATTGGCAAGTCCAGAACGCCGACGGCGAAACCATCCGCCTCTACAAAGACGAGGTCATGACGCTCCGATTCAGCCGCAATCCAGACAACCTCAATCAAGGCGTCAGCCCAGCATCGGCAGTCCGCATCTATGCACAGGTCGATGATTTGGTGGCGCAATTCCAAAAGGCCTACTTCGAGAACGGCGCGGTGCCAGCCACCATCACATTCATCACAGCAAGCACAGAGGACAACTACCGCAAAGTCCGCTATGAACTCGAACACAACCTCAAGGGTGCGGCGAATCGCAACAAGACCGTCTATGCATGGCGACAGATGCTCCCAGAAACAGGACAGACCGCCGACCAAATCGAGGTCAAGACCATTCAGGGCAACAACAACAGCCAAGCAATCGGCGAAATCGTAAAAGTCATCAACGACCGCCTCAACAAGGCCTATGGCGTTTCGAACTTCATCCTCGGCGACGACTCATCCGCCAAATATGACAACGCGGAACTCAGCGACCACCAATTCACAAAGCGACGCGTCTACCCGGCACTTCTATCATTCTGGAACCAATTCCAGCACGAACTCGACCGCATCACAGGTGGCATCGGCTACGGCATCCAATTTGACCTAGAGATTCCAGAGCTGACCGAGCGCACCAAAGTCAAAGCAGAAATCGCTGAAAAGAATGTCAAGAACCTCAAAGACCTCATCGAGAGCGGCTCCAAGCCAGCGGCGGCCGTGAAAGCACTCAAACTCGGCGAAGATTGGCTGAGCGTGGCGGCTGGCATCTACAATCGGGTGCTGGCAGACCGCGAAATCGCGGCATATAACTCCACACAAAACACAAACACCAGCGACATTACCAACACGCAAGACATGCGCGTTCAGGATGCATCCTCGCAGTCATCCTGCCATGAATGCCAGCACCACTCCCTCGACCACCATGCGGAGCAAGGTGGCGACCGTCAGGTCGATTACTATCAGCCATTCACGGACGATGAAAAGGCCGAGAAGCTCATCTTCGACAAGCTCATGGCACTCGCAAGGGCAATCTTTGCGGAAGATCCAAAGTTCAACCTCGAACAATATCAGGACGAAATCTATGAACTCATAAAGGACGAAGCGAACAAAGGGAGTCAAGAGGCACTCGATGCGCTCCGCGAGCTTGCAGAATCGCCAGAACTAGCTGAAGAAATCGAGAACCTCATCAAGAATGGCTATGACATCAGCGAGGGACTGAGCCAACGCCTACATGAACGCACCAATCAGCTCGTGCAAGGATTCGACACTCACACTCGCGAACTGATGCGCGGCGCACTCGAATCCGAAGAACCACTCACAGCCAACGAAATCGAAGAAAGGCTCGCCAAGATTCTGCCAGACGGCAAAGCGGCCACAATCGCAAGGAATGAAACCGTCTATGCATTCAAATCTGGACGGCTCGACCTCGACAAATACCTCGCCAAGAAATATGACCTCCAAATCGAACTCATATGGCGCACGAGCCATGACAGCCTCGTCTGCGATGTATGCCAGGCCATGGACGGCCAAATCACAAGACTCGGCAGACCATTCAAAGACCAAATCGACACGGATGACGGCGTGGTGGCATGGGAGCATTCCGAATGGAATGACAACGGCGAAATCCCAGACGCTCATGTCAACTGCCGATGCTACTTCGACGAGCGACTTATCAGGACGGAGGCCTAAAATGGCCGCAATCAAGATTTACTGCCCAACATGCGGAAGAATCCTCGGCGACACCGAAAAGAGCATCGACTGCACGATCAACTGCCCAAAATGCAGAGCGCAACACATCAAAATGAAAGTCGCCAGACTCAGCGACTATCTCGAACTCATAAGAAAGGAGCAAAATGACAAATCCTAACAACGCAGTCGGCACAAATGCGGCATATGGCGGACGCACAAGCGTCAACGCATTCAATGACGACCTGGCCATCTACTCGCGCGGCATCCTCAGCGGATGGGCATGCTCGCCAAAGTCCGGCATGACGGTTCAAATCGGCGGAAATGGCGCAGACCGCGATGCGGCAGTCGCAGAGGACAACGCAGGCAACAAGACCAGCATCAACAACATCAGTGGCTCGCCAATAGATGTCACGATTCCGGCAGCACCAGCCACCAACAACCGCATCGACCTCATCGTGGCCTATGCAGACAATCCACCGAGCGGCACAAGCACCGTCGTGGACAACCCTGCAGCCTGTGGCATCATCGTAGTTTCAGGCACAGCGGCATCAAGCCCAACCGCACCAACCAACGCCGCAATCCGAAGCGCAATCACAGCAGACGGCGCATCAGGCTCTACCGCCTACTATGTCATCCTCGCACAGATTCGCGTCGGCACAGGCGTGACCACCATCGGCTCAGGCGTCATCACTCAGGGCGCAAAGGTCGAATCTGGTGCCAAAGCAGGCGCAAACACAGTCAGCACGAATTCAATAGATTGGACAACCCTGCCGTATGCCTACGCTTACACCGATACAAAACAAAACTCATTCACTGGCGTCATTCCATATGACACATTCAAGGCAAATAATGGATTCACAATCAGCAGCGGCGGACTCAGAGTGCCGAAAAGCGGCTACTATCGCATCACGGCTCGTATGAGTGGCTTCGGAACGCAAGGCTGGCTCCGCGTCCATGTAGCATCAAGCACATCAGACTCAACCGCGGGAACTATCGTAGGCTCTGGGCTTGTGAGGCTCGCGAGCGGCCAATATCACTCCGTCGAGGTTGCTGGCGTCATCGCCTATGCGAACGCTGGGCAGTATATCTACGCACGAAATGCCGATTCAGGCTTCGATTTGAACTCAGGCATGGATGCCGGAATCATGGGGACAACTATCTCAGCCCAATTCATCGGCAATTAAATGCCACAACGACAAAAAGAGTCGCACAATGCGGCTCTTTTTTATGCAATCGCACCGACAGAAAAAGAAAATCACAGCATGACCAGCACAAAACATATCACAGCGAAGATTCAGACGCTAGACAAGGCATCGACCGGCAAGCGATTCCGCAACATCCTCGCCAATTCA